GGGTGATGTCCGATCTGGCAAACACAATCGTGGGGACGAAGGAGAGCGCATGGCCTGGCAGTCACACGTAACACCCATTTCACGGAGCGCGATCCTGCGCCTCCCCGCGCACATGCGGACCGACGCGCTGAACAAGCTGAGCGCGAACGCGAACGCAGCCGGTGGGGCGAGGAAGCAGTACCAGTCGGGCGCTGGAGTCACAGCCGCCCGTCCCAGCCAGACTGCGGCGCGGGCGCTACGCAACCACCTGGGCATCTACCTGATCGAGACGAACTTCACCGGCCCCTACGCCGCCCAGGTGTCCGCCGCGACACCGGGCACGATCACGATCGAAGGAGGCACGCCCGCCTCCGTCGTCATCGACACGAACGAGCAGGAGGCCGTCACCTGGGTTGCGCCGCCGGGACCAAGGAGCCTCAGCCTCACGATCGGGACCGAGGTGGCGGGGAACGCGAAAGTGATGGTCGGCCCGTGAGCAGGCCCTGCCCCTCCTGTCAGGCGAACCCGGACCTGGGCGAGCCTTCAACGGCGCGCTGGCTGGGACCGGACGGCGGCATCTACTGCTCGATGCATTTCATCCAGCGCTTCGGGCATAACGAGAAGCTGGTAAGGATCGACGGCTACGAGCCGCCCACGCGGCGCAAGCCGCCCGCACCCAAGAAGGAGGCAGAGCGTGGCTGAGAAGACGAGGGCCGAGCAGGAGCGCGAGAACGCGCAGAAGGCGAAGGCGAAGGACGAGGAGAACGACGAGGTCGTCCCGCGTCCCGGAGACGCCGAGTACGTGCCCGAGGAGGATCGCGAGTTCACGACCGGCGAGCTGGAAGCACGCCTCGCCGCCGCCGAGGCGCACGAGCGGCTCTACAACCAGACGGTCAAGGACGAGGTCGCGGCCGAGAAGCGCCGCGAGAACATCGAGCAGGGACCGGAGCTGGCCGACGAGGCTCGCGAGGAGCTGGAGGCCGACAAGAAGCGCCAGGTCGAGGCGGACGCGAAGGCGAGCGGAGTCGAGGGGAAGGCGCGCAAGCGGGAGAAGGACGACGACGCCCAGCGTGAGGCCCACGGCGACTCGACCGCCCAGCGGCAGGCGACCGGCCAGAAGAAGAGCTGATGCCCTGCTCTGCGCCCGCACGGGGGACGAAGTCGGGAGCGCTGCCTCCCTTCAACGACGCGACAGACAACAACCCGTGTGGGCGCAGAGTGATCACGAACGCGGGCGGGGTCGCGTTCGCTGACGGCCTCTGCCTCTTCCACCTGATGATGAAGCACGGCCAGCTCGCGGTGAAGCCGCCCTACGTGGATGCCGCCTGACGGCCTCCCCGAGGGCGCGGTCGAGGCAGGCGCGATCGGTGTCACCCAGTATTTCGACACGGACGGGGAGCTGCACTACTGGGTCAGCACGACGGGTGAGCTGCCCCTCTCCAGTTACGTCGGTCTGCTGGAGCTGGGCAAGCACACCCTGATCGAGCGCGCGGAAGCGGATTGGGAGCCAGACTGACTCAGCCGAACAGATGCGCGCACGGCGGGTAGGTGTTCGGCCACTGGCCCCGCATCCACGCATCCGAGTAGCCGGACATCTGGTAGCCGCCCTCGGCCGCAGCCATCTGCGCCATCGGACTCATGTCGGAGGCGCGGCCCGAGATGTAGCCGAGCCAGCCGTAGGTCATCTGGAGTCCCCCGTAGTAGCCGTTGCCGGTGTTCGCGTTCCAGGCTCCTTCGCGGGAGTGGATGCAGAGCCAGCCTGCGAGATGTGAGAGCTGCGGGCGCGGGCGGAGCCGCTCGACCCGCTGCTTGTGGAAGCGGTAGCCGAGCCGGTGGCGGTAGCAGCGCGCGGCGGGACGGTCGAAGCGAAGCTGGGAGCATTTCGCCACGCCGGGGCGGAGATGCCAGTGGCCTTTTCCCTCGTACCAGGCGACGACGGTTTCGGACTTGCGGAGCTTCTGTGAAGCTGTGGTTGCGCTTGCCGCCTGAACTGCCAACAGGGCAGCAGCGACAACTACGATGCTGACGATCTGACGCATGGAATGGTCCTCCTGCGGGAGATCAGCGACGGGGCAAAGCTGAGGGCATCTTGACGTTACGGTCGGGTGCCATCGGCGACCCGTCGCTGCGTATGGGATGAAGGCGCGTAGGCTATCGGAATGACGGTCGTCCAGTTCGATCCGGTCCTGCAGCGAGTCCAGGACCGTCTGAGCGAGCTGCTGGGCCAGGTTGAGCGGGCGAAAGCGCACCCGGCCGCGTGGCTGCGGCACACGAAGGCGATCGACGCGAAGACGGGGGAGGAGTTCCTCTTCCACTTCGACAAGGGCTGGCATTGGCAGTACGAGGAGCTGGACGAGTTCCAGCGCCGCCAGGTGCTGCTGCGGCTGAAAGCCAGGCAGCTCGGCGAGAGCTGGCTCGGGATCGGCTACTGCACCTGGCGCTGCCTCGCCGCCCCCGGCACCCGCACCCTCTGCGTCTCCACGAACGAGACGGAGGCGACCAAGCTCGTGAACCGAGCCTGGGACCTGTGGGAGAACTCACCGGAGCATCTCCGCTTCGACGCGAAGGTGATCAAGCCGTACAAGGGCAGGCCCTCGACCAGGATCGAGTGGGAGTTCCCGGATAAGCGGATCAGCTCGCTGATCGCCATGCCTTCCTCTCCCCGTGCGGGGCATGGCGAGACAGCGGGCGTCGTCTTCCTGGACGAGTTCGCCCGCCACCCGTACGCACGCGAGAGCTACAAGGCGTTCATCCCCGTGATCGCCGACGGCGGGCAGTTGATCATCGTCTCCACCGCCGACGGCTTCGGCAACCTCTTCTACGAGCTGTGGATGAACGCCGAGGACAGGGGCGTGGACGCGAAGTTCCTGGGGGCGGACCTGCACCCGGGCCGGGACGCCGCCTGGTTCACGATGGCCCGCAAGCGCTTCAGCCCCGCCGAGATGAGCGAGCAGTACCCGCTGAACGCGGCCGAGGCGTTCCTCGGCACCGCAGGCTGCTGGTTCGACACCGAGGTGCTCGGCCGCTACGCGGAGAAGGCGCGCGAGCCGGAGTACAAGATGCGCTTCCTCCCCTCACCGACCGGGGCGAACGCGACCGTCGTCAAAGGCAGGGACGGCCAGATCAAGGTCTGGCATCCACCCGTGCAGGAGCGCAGCTACGCGCTCTACGTGGACGCCGCCACCGGCAGGGGCAAGGACTACACCTGCGCCTACGTGATCGACCTGACCAACATGGACATCTGCGCGGAGCTGCACGGCAAGATCGACCCCGACCTGGCAGCGGAGCAGCTCCACTTCCTCGGCCGCTGGTACAACACCGCGAGGCTCGCGGTCGAGCTGGGAGGCGGCTACGGGGACGCGATCATCATCCCCTTGCGCGACGGCAAACGGGGGCGCAAGCCCTACCCGAAGCTGTACCGCCACCGCTCCGAGGACCGCCCCGACTTCCGCCAGAACATCACCTACGGCTTCCCGATCTCCACGAAGACCCGGCCGCTGATCATCAACCAGTTGGAGCAGGCGATCCGCGAGGAGGCGCTGCCGCACATCCCCCTCGACGCGATCCAGGAGTGCCTCACGTTCGTCCGCCAGGACACCCTTCCCTCCCCACGAGCCGCTGAAGGAACGAACGATGACCGGGTGATGGCGCTCGCCGGGGGCCTGGAGCTGTACCGCCAGTTCGGGCACCATCCGCACGACGCGCGATCATCACGGAGAAAGCATCGGCGCGAGTACACGCCCGACTACGCCTGGAGCTAAGGAGAGAGCATGAGCATGATGATGAACCCCGAGGAGGCCCCCGGCCTGCCGACGACCCCGGGCGGCGGAGAGGCGATGATGGGTGGGCCAGCTCCGCCGATGGATCAGCTCAGCGCTGGCCCGATCCCAGGCGAGGGCGGAATGGAAGCGCTGCTCGGCGCGCTGGGTGGAGGCGGAGCTGGCGCACCCGGTGAGGTGATGCCCGGCGACTCCGATCAGGGGGGCGTCGAGGAGCAGGAGGAGATGGACTCGATCCAGCACATCCAGCAGGCGATGAAGCACCTGATGATGGCGATGGCAAAGGACGAGGACGAGGAGCGCGGGATGGGGATCACGAAGGGGATGGGGCCGCTGCAGGCGATCCTGGCCGGGAAGCAGAAGACCGACAAGCAGCTCTCCTCCCTTGCGTGAGCGAGGCAAACAAGACGCTGTAGACCCCTACGCACCCGCCGCCCGGGTCGCGGACGCGCTCTCGCTCGTGATCCTCGCGATCGGTCAGGCGGAGCAGTTCCACACGAACTTCGTGGACAAGGTGGAGCAGCGCTACCGCGCCTACCGGGGGATCGCGGAGAAGCGGAACGAGAAGAAGCAGGGCTGGCGTTCCGACCTGACCCAGCCGCACATCCTCCAGGTGGCGGAAGGGATGATCGCCTCGATGGTCGACCCGAAGCCGACCTGGACGGTGGAGCCGCGCCCCTCGCCCGGCACCCCGCTTCAGGAGCTGGTCGAGCGGCAGCAGTCAGCGCGGGTGGCGAAGGCAGCGTTGCAGGCAGCGATGGACGACGACAACTTCGCGCTGAAGCAGCGGCCCTTCATCCAGCAGGACCTGATCGCCGGGATCACGGTCGCGAAAGTGGTCTGGGCCTACGAGTGCCGGGAGCTGACCCGCCTCGTCGCCACCGAGATCGAGGTCACCGACGACTTCGGCGAGGTCAGGGACAAGTACACCGCCGCCGCCGAGAAGGAGGAGATGACCGTGATCCGCGACGGCCCCTCCGTGATCGTGCGCGACGTGCGTGACTTCTTCTGGCCGGAGTCGGCGAAGAGCGTGGACGACGCCGCCTGGGTGATCGACCGCACCTGGGCCACCTTCGATGAGCTGAAGGCGAAGCAGGAGGCGGGCCTCTACCGCTACGTGGACGAGCTGGAGTCGGAGCAGAACGGCCAGGCGTCGACTGCCTACACCGAGCGCGAGCAGGAGCTGAGCGGCCGTCAGCGCACCGCCGGGCTGATCGAAGTGCTGGAGTACTGGACGGACGACCGGGTGATCACGGTCGGCAACCGCAAGGTGGTTCTCTCGGACAAGCCGAACCCGTTCAGGATCAAGCGGAAGCCGTTCGTCGTCTGCTCTGCGATGCCGGACGCCTTCCAGATGGTCGGCCTCTCGATCGTGGAGAACCTGGCCCAGCTCCAGGAGTACCTGTGGACGCTGCAGAACCAGCGGATCGACTCGCTCAGGCTGCTCACGAACGTGATCACGCTGATCCGCTCCGACGTGGACGACCCGGACGCCTTTGAGTTCTTCCCGGGCGCACAGTGGATCGTGGAGGACCCGGGCCAGGTGGGGCAGTTGGAGATCGACGCCACCGCCGCCCAGATCACCCTGGAGGCGGAGTCGCTGATCAAGGGCGACCTGCAGAACATCCTGGGCGGGCTGCCGTTCGCTGGCGGGGCCGACTCCACCGTCCAGGGCGCGGGCGGCTCGACCGCCACCGGCATGAGCATCATCACCTCGGTCGCGCAGAAGATGATCCAGTCGCGCAAGCAGCAGTACGCCTGGGCCTGGGCGCGGATCGGGGAGCTGTTCCTGGGGATGATGGGCCAGATGATCCGCGAGGGCAGGGTCATCTCCCAGGTCGGGCCGGGCGGGATGCAGCAGCTCACCGAGGTGCATCCGCTCCACCTGCAAGGCCAGTTCAACGTCACGATCGCGGTGATGGACGAGTCGACCGTCCGCCAGGAGCGGCAGACGGAGGCGATGGCGTTGATGAACCTGGCCGGGACGTTCGGGCCGCTGATGGGCCTGAACATGAAGCCGTTCATGGAGAAGGTGCTGGAGTCCTACGGGATCACGAACACGGAGCAGTTCTTCCAGCCGCCCGGCCAAGCCCCTGGGGCGCTGCCACCCCCCGGCGGAACCCCACAGGGCGCGGCCGGGATGCAGGCGCAGCAGAACGGCTCAGCCCCGGTTGGCTCGCAGGGGCAGACGAACCCGGCGCTGGCGGCAGCGATGGGCCAGGGTGGGGCGAACGGCCTCGCGATGAGTCCCGACCAGTTCGCGGGCCAGCAGCTTCAGGCGGTGCAGCAGATGGGGATGGGAGCACAGGGCTAGGATTCGCTGATGGCGTTGAACCGAGAGCAGCAGAACCTCCTCAACCGGAGGGCCTCCGCTCTCGCCGCCCTCTCCAAGCACCCCTCCTGGCCGGAGCTGGAAGACGAGGTCGAGCGCAAGATCGAGAAGCTGCGTAAGGTGGCGACAGCGATTGCGTTGAACGAGCAGGGGGCTGACCAGCGGAAGCTGGACGCGATCCGGGGCACGATCGGGGCGTTGAACTGGCTGGTGGGGGTGCCGAAGAACGCCGAGTCCACACTGGAGCGCTACCTGCGCGAACAAGGATTGGAGGCTGGAGATGGCTGACGGCATGGAGGAGATGGAGGATTTCCTCGCGGAGGCGCTGACAGGGAACGCGCGCTCACCCCGGGAGGCGGCGATGGCCGTCGAGGAGCAGGAGCGGCCACCGGGCGAGGACGCACCGATCGTGGTGCCCGACGCGCCGCCCGAGCCGTCGCCTGTCCCCTCCGAGCTTCCCGCCCCGACCGAGGAGCCGGAGACGCAGGAGGAGGAGGAGGAGGAGGGACGGGACGAGCCGCCCGAGGACGAGGCGCTCGCCTGGGCGAAGCGCAAGTACGGCGACGACGTGAGCCTGGAGAAGGTCGCCCGCGCCGCCTACGACCAGGAGCGCCACATCTCCCAGGTGGCCCGCGAGAAGCGGGAGGCGGACGAGCTGGCCCAGTCCTGGTACGAGTATGCACAGCAGGTGGAGGCGCAGGCGCAGCAGCAGACCACGGCTGCGATGCCGCTCTCCTCGCAGGAGGAGAACTGGGTCGAGCAGGCGATGATGGACCCGCTCGGCTACGCGCGCACGGCCGCGATGAACGGGAAGACGCAGCTCTACCAGGGCGTGATCAGCCGGGTCGCGGAGGAGAACCCGAACCTGGCCGCGTCGATCGGCACCCAGGTGCAGATGGAGCTTCAGAGCTACGCGCAGCAGCAGGCCCAGCAGGCGCAGCCGCAGCAGCCTTCGCTGGAGCAGGCGCTCGGCGAGAGCTTCAGCCGTCTCGGCCTCGATGTCGCCAGGCTGGGGCCGGGGATGGCGGAGAAGATCGGTGAGCTGGGCGAGTACCACCCCTATGTGCGCGCGATCATGGAGGGCGACAACACCCAGCGCGACCTGGGGGTGCAGGCGGTCGCAGACCTTGTCCGCGCCACCAGCTTCACGCCCCGGCAGCAGCAGCAGCAGGCGAACATCGCCCAGGAGAACGCGATGCGCCGGGACGCCGCCTCCGTGCAGACAGGGGGCCTCGCACCACCGGCCCAGCCCAAGCCCGACTCACCGCTCCTGCAGGGGATGGAGGAGGAGTGGAGACGCCGGGGCCAGTGGGCTGACGACGAGTAGCTGGACGCTGTCATGCCAGCGCTCTAAGCTGCGATCAGCTTCGCACTCCCGTGGAACCAGACCGCTGACCCCGGGAACGACGCTTCACGAGAGCCGCTCAGGCCACCTCCGCAAGGCCCAGGAAGATCCAACCCCTTGAAGGAGAGAGTCATGGCCGAAGTTCTGGTCGGGCAGTTTCTGAGCACCGAGGAGGTCTACTCCGAAGAGAAGGTCACGGAGATGAACTCCAAGATCAGGAAGCTGGATCCCGACTCAACGCAGTACGCGACGATGACCAACAAGGTCGGCTCGCGCGCAGCAACCCGTGAGAAGGTGAACTGGCTGGAGGAGACGCTGGTCACCAACGTCTTCACCGTCGATGCTGCCTACGCCTCCGGGGCAGTCACGATCTCGATCGGCACCGTCGAGTCGAACGCCGTCAAGATCAACGACACGCTCCGCAACATGCGGACCGGCGAGGCGTTCCTCGTCAAGTCGATCGGAGCCAACGGCGACCTCGGCGTCTACCCCTCCCTGGGCGACATGCCCTCGGCAGCGGGCCAGGTCGGCGACAAGCTGCTCTTCACCGGCTCCGCGTTCCCGCAGGGTTCCACCCTGCCGGAGATGAAGTACAGCCAGCGCACCCTCGGCTACAACTTCACCCAGATTTTCCGCACCGTCTGGAACTTCTCGATGACTGCCACCTCGATCGAGTACTACGGGGGACGGGAGCCAGCGAAGGAGGCGGCGCGCAAGACGGTGGAGCACAAGCGCGAGATCGAGAACAACGGCTTCTTCGGTGCGCGGGAGTACCAGACCACGGCCGACCCGCAGGGGACTGCCGGTGGTCTGATCGAGTTCATCGTCACGAACAAGCAGGACGTGAACGGCGAGCTGACAGCCGACTTCCTCGACCAGTTCCTCGCCACCGTCCTCGGTAAGGGTTCCTCGGACAAGGTGATCTTCACGGGCACCGCCGGGGCCTACTACCTGAGCCGGTTCAACCGGGCAGGCCAGGGCGCGTTCTGGCAGCCGGACAACACTTCCGTCCACGGGGTCAAGGTCGACGCCTTCATCTCCGGCGTCTTCGGCTACCAGATCCCGGTGGTCGTGAAGAAGGACTGGTCGAACCTCCCCTCCGGGGACAACGGCTACAACGGCTGCATGTTCATCGTGGACATGACGAACGTCGAGCGGCGTCCGCTGCGCGACCGGGACACGAAGCTCTACACGAACAGGCAGAACCCCGGCGACGACCGCTACGCGGCAGAGATGCTGACGGAGCAGAGCTGGGAGATCGCGGTCGAGCGTTCGCACGGACTCCTGACCGGGATCCAGTAGTACGGTTCCGAGGGGGCGGGTCGTCTGCGTCCCGCCCCCTCCAACCGAAGGAGACAGATGCGCTTCATCTCTCAGTACCCCGCCTACGGCCTCCAGATTCGTCAGCAGAAGGTACGCCCGCTTGGGGACGGAACCTCACAGACGATCCAGGAGCCGCTCTACATCCGCTTCACGCCCGTCGATGAGGGCGGGATGATCTACGAGAAGGAGCAGTACGAGGCGAGCAAGCGCTTCAACTTCCACGGCTCCCAGCAGTACCAGGACGAGGCGACCCCGGTCGACACCGTTCACCGCCTCGGTGTTCTCGACACGGTCGAGGAGGCGCAGCGCAGGGGCTGGACGGAGGACGAGCTGGCGGAGGTGGAAAGGGTGCTGCTGCTGAAGACGCGCACGACACCCGGCGCTGTGATCGTGATGGACGAGGCACCGCTGGTGCCGCCGTTCCCCGCCTACGACGACTGGAGCCGCGACGGCGAGACGCTGGTGCTGAAGCTGGCCGAGGACGGCTACGACCTGGGCGAGGTGCTCTACTACGAGCGCTCCCAGTTCGGCCCCCGCCGCCCCGAGGTGATCGAGGCGCTGGAGATCGGGATCAAGGCCCTGGAGGAGGTGCAGGTCCATGCCTGAGAGCGGCTGGACGCCGGTCGAGGTGGAGGTGTCACCGACGAAGTCCTACGTGACCCCGGACGGGCGCAAGTTCCAGGATTCGGAGGTGACGATCTCGACCGAGATGGCGGCGGAGCTGCACGCGGGCTACCGCTGCGCCCGCTGCCTGGAGCCGCT